CTATTTGACTTCTAGTATACTTCCTAGACTCAAGCATTTGTGTTTCTTGGTGAGATAATGCTATAGGAGTAAACTTTGCCCCTCCTTCTAATATAGGAGTTTTATGTCTTGAACCGTTTCCTGAATACTTAGCTGACCAATCAGTCTTGAGCCTTTCAAAAGTCTCTTCGTCCATTTCTGTAGGGTATTCGATAACCCCTGATACTGCAGTACCGTTTTCAAAAAATTCTCTAGTATAGTTCTCTGCCCCTAAAGCTCCTGTAAGTAATTCTTCGCCCATCTCTATCAATGAGGGTGATAATAAATTACCTGAAGCGAATAGTCTAATGTGTAGAACCTCATTCTGCTCTAACATAATTTCTTCTTCAGGGTTTTCAGGGTCAGGGTAAGTATAATGTAGGGTACCGTCTTCCATAATGTGGTAGTTTAGTTTACTACAAAATAATGGATATAGCTCTACAACTTTACCTGTATTGTCTCTTAGTACTTGTGCGACTCCGTTTCCTCTGACTAAACAGTCTATCATCATCCACAAGCGTAAGTCGTAACTAGTCATATTGGCATTAGGTTGCCACCTTAGTAGTTCGTATAAAGGATGCTCGGTTGCCTTTTGCCCTCCGTTATTACCTTCTATATATACACAAAGAGGCAATGACGCAATAGACTCAGCTAATACCCTAACACAAGTAAGTATATCGGAAATTTCTAATGCGTTGTCTTCTGTTACTCGAGGTCTGTTTCTATCTTGTAAATAGTGCCTCTGTAGTGTGCCTGCTCTTCTTGTTTCATTCTCTCCGAAAACTGCTTTTCGAATATAGTTAATAAATCGCATATAAGGTTTTATAAATTAAATTAAATTATTGTCTAGTAAAAAATAGTTTGCAGTTATTGGTATACACAAAAAAAAGGCTACCTAAGTAGCCCTTGTGTTTTTTTATATTAAGCTAATTCTAATATTTTAGAAAGAGCTTGTTCCTTAATTTTTGCCCTGTATCCTGTTATGTTGTCCCAATCTGATGAACTTCCGTTTCTTCCGACTTCGTTTCCTAAGATATTAGTAATAGAATTATAGAAGGCGTATGGCGTTTTAGAATATTTACCATCTAAGCCTTCTTGACCTTCGTTGAATAATGTGAGAATTTCGTCTCGCTTGTTTTTATTACGACTACCTTTTTCATTCTTGATAGGGAATACTGTATCTAAGACCTCTTTGATTTTAGAGTCTCCTATATACTGTATTTGAGATAAGTGGTCGAGTTTAATCTTTTCGTCGTGCATCTGATTAGCGATTTGACCCATATCTATCATTGCTAATTTTACTAACTGATTAACTTCTTTAGTGTGTTTAGTAACTTTATAGTTACCTGAATCTTTAGCCTGTTGGATAGCAAAACCTCTTGTGTTTTTACAAACCACCCTTACTTGTGAGATTAAGTTTTTAACTCCCCCTCCTGCGTAGTCGTTAGTGACCATTAGTCTGTTTAATGTTTCGGAGTCGTCTCCGTGTACCTTGAATTTATCGAATACGATTGATAAGAACTGAATGGCTCCGTTATCTAATGTACCTGCGGACTCTATTTCTATTTTTTTGTTTTCGTCCGTATAGGCTTCGCAGATTTGACCGTAGGCTAATTTAGTAATATCCCTCATATCTACTAAGGTATATCTACTTTTTACTCCTCCGTTTAATACTTGAGAATAATCTGTTCTTACTATAGAGCGTGTACCTGCTTCTACGAAGTCCTTTTCTCCGTTATCGTTAGGAATGTGGACGAAGTTCGGTACTAATTTTATAGTTTCTTCATAATCGAATAAAGATAAAGCATCTTCTAATGAGACTGCTTCGTCTTGCTGTTTATATTGTGAGAGGTTGTGCCAAGTTTTACCTTTAACTATACCTCTGTCGTATTTTTTTATTCCGTGTGACATATCGTTTTAATTAATTGTTATTAGATTGAGTTTATAGAGAAGCTTTTTATACCATTTAGCTTTTCTGATTTGACGGTTTTTATACCTGTTTTGATAAGTAGTAGGTTTTATCATAGTTGTTATTCAAATGAATAAACACAGGAAGTAAAGCGTTAATATAGCTTATTTGTTAAATAAATTTATTAAAATATTAATTATTTTTATTGTTTCAGCTTTACAAACTGCTCCTTATACATTTGTATAAAGATATGATAACTTATAACGATAATTTAATAATTTCCAAAAATCCATGCAACCCACAATTCGCTAAAGAATTTATAGATTTAGAAAATCGTTTTTCTACTCCTAAACAAACAATTTTTCAAAAACTTATTAACCTTATTAAATAACTACTATGTCTAATACTACTAAAAAAATAAAAATCACAATCGAAATTGACGAAGATGTTTTCGCAGGTGCTACGGAATATTATTCCGAATACAATGAAGCTACTACTAAAAAAGATGTAAAAGCAGAAATCAAAGGTCACTTAGAAACATACGCTCACTATAATATCGGAGCCGAATACAATCCTATTTTCAATCGATAATAACTACTATGCACATACTAAAATTAACAACTGAAGAAGTTTTCGAGTTAATCGAATTAACTAAATCAGCTATACAACACAACACCGATAAAGATTTAAAATCTGCTTATCGTAAACTTAACAAAATTGAATTACCTGAAGTAGAACAAAACTTCGATTACGATTTACCAATTTGGACACCTAATAAAAAATAAAAATTATGAAATTAAATTTAGATACAAAGCGAGCAGTTGTTAAATACGTCACTGCTTTTAATTTACGAAACAGATGGGTTTCTATTGATATTCCTACCTTTATAGAATCAGCCGAACACTATAAATGTGAATCAGGCTACGATTTTGAACAAGCGATGGAATGGGAGGGCTATTACGATTTATATAAGAGCGTTTACGGTATTAGACCTAGGTGGACTCATTATAAGGATAAAAGCCTATACGGATGGCAAAAAACTAATCGCTACTTATCACTTTCAAAGTATCATTAATATATAAGGCGAATAAAAAACTAGGGTAGGTATTTTTACTTACCCTTTTTTTGTCGAAAAGTTGAGCCTTTTAAACACTTGCTCAGGTGCTATGATAACGATATATATACTGAGTTAATTACCTACTACGATTATTCTTACTCAAAAATCTAAATAACACATTATTCTTTTTCTGACTTTTTTCGACTTTCTGTTTTTCTAATTTTTTTAATATTAAGTTACTTGTTAACATAACGCTATAAATAAATAAATATTTTAAGCTAATGTCAAGTAAATTTATTAAAAATATAAAAAGATTGGTGCGTCTAGATAAGAATTGAACTTTCACCTAACTATTGGAATATAGCTTGTGCTAACATTACACCATAGACGCAGTTTAGAAAATACTTTTAATTTATACTTAGTCAAGTTTTTTTAGGATAAGGAGTCCGAAATTTTTCAATAGACTTTTCGGTTTCTTTATCGAGAGCCATTAAGTATCTATGTTTACCTTCACACCATACCGCAGTAGCATTAGGGTCTAATTTTTTCCTAACTGTTTCTATATTACAAGTACACTTAGCTCCTACGCTTCTAGGGTGAGTTAGTTTACCTTTAATCATATAGAATGTATTACCTTCGCTAGTTCCTGTATATAGCCAATTACCTCCTTGATAGATACCTCCGTGATGACCTCTATTTGTGTCAGCAAAGCTTATTATGAGCTTAAGCTTAGGGTTTGCCTTCTTTAAGAATTTAATCGCTATAGCAACGATTCTCGTAACAGGAGTAATGTGTTTATCTAATGCTACCCTTACTAGTTCTACGCTTCTGTCTTGTCCTAGATTATATTTCTTACCTAAGTTGGGACTAGCACCTCTACCGAATACCACTACACCGATAAACTTACCTTTCTCCCAAGCCCCTACTTTAACTAATTTACCTACAGGCAGACATCTACTGTAGTGCCAATTTTTACAGGCATATAAAGCTGAGTCGTGAGTTGCCCAAGCTATTTTTAAATCAGACTTTTTCACGGACATCAAATTGTTGTTCACAGTAAGGGCAAGTAACTATTTTAGGGTCTATTTCGTCTAGCTTGCCTTGGTCATCTTCAGAACCTTCGTCAAAGTTTACATTAATATCAGGAGCGTCAAAACCTGTTAGCCCTATATCAAAATCTTCGAATATATCCTCTTTCAATATATCGTCTACGACTTGTTGATTCATTTGGCTTAGTTCAGCTATCCTATTATCAGCTATTAGGTCTGCATACTCACTAGCTTCGTTTTCGTATTCTTGGTATTCTACAGGTACTTTATTAAGCCCTAAATTAATAGAAGCTTGTAGTCTGCCGTGACCTTTTACTATAAAACCGCTGAGTTTACTAACTGTGATGGGTTGCCTCCACCCTTGGTGCTTTATAATTTTACCTAATAACTCTACCTGATTATCAGGATGCTCATTAGGGTTTTTAGGATTAGGTACTAGTTCCTCTACTCCTACTATTTCATCATACCTACAGTATACAGGTATTTTGTCTGCTTTTATTCTTGGTTTGCTCATAATTCTTTTATGTGGTATTTTCGTGCTACGAAGTTTTTATTGTCTATTAAAAATTCATCTACTGCCTGTTTAGTTGTAATAGGAGGCTTACCTTTTTTCTTACCTCCTGAACAATTTAGTCCTGCCTTAACCATAGCTGATACTGTCCATACAGATACATTAGCATAGTTAGCTATTTCTTTTCTTCCTATTAATATATGTCCTTCTAGTACCCTCATAGTTCTGTGAGTCCTAGACTTACCCTATCACACATTGAACCTACACAATGCCAAAAGGGTTCGTCTTTTTTAATTTCAAACTCAACTGTATTCCATCCCTTTTTGTCCCATAGTGTTACTATATCCTCTTTGTCTGTATCGTAGTATCTAAAAAACGACTTCTTTTCTTCAGTAGCGTAGACTACATATTTTCTTTTACCTATAACTTTACTATTTGTATGCCAACCCATATAGCCACCCTTAGGGTAATAAAAGAACCCTGTTCTACGAAAGCCCTCAGGTATTTCAACTCCGTCAGGTTTAAGTTTATGAAAGTTTACATTATCAGCTACATTCTTAGCGTTATTTACATCTCCATAACGGTCTTGTATTTCTCTTAGCCTAACTATACTTGTTTTATATTCTAATGTATCGTCAGTACTATCGTATTTACTAACTGCTATATATTTATCTAGTTCATTAACTATTGCGTCTTTCATAACATTCTCATTCCTCGGTTTTTGTATGGGTTTATTTTTTCTTCTTTCTTATTTAGATATATACCGATAGCTATAATACTTGCTACAGTACCGTCTATCTTTTCAATAGACTTAGACTTGTCAGGTTTCATATTTCCTGCAGGGTCTTGTACAACTATCGTATTTGAAATATTCCAAGCTAATATAGGGCAACCTGTATGTTGTATTTCGTTAGCTATAATTAGCCTTTCTAGTTCAGCAGTAGGTGCAGACATAGAATAATAGCCCATACCGAAGCCTGTACATTCTATATTTTCTCTTTCTAATGATTGTACTAACTCACCTGCTAAGTGCCTATCATAGCCAAAATCTTTTACTATAAACTGATTATGCCTTTGAACTACTAATTGTTTTATAAAGTCCCAATCGGTAGTTTTGCCCTCTGTTAATATTAAATTGTGTTCTTTTGCCCATAAATCATAAGGTACCCTGTCCGTTTCTACTTTTTCTCTTATATTGTGATTAGGTATAAAAAAGTCTACTAGTAGTGTACTTTTGTTCAGTCCTTCTTGTTTAGGGAAAAAATAGGCACAGGCTGACATATCATTTACCCTAGCTAAGTCCATACCTCCGTAACAGTATTTACCTTTAAGGGTTTCTTCATCTATATCGTTAGCACAGTTATTCCAATCGTCTGTATTTATCCAAGCTTGAGCTACATCTGTCCATATATTGAGTTGTTTATTTAAAAAACTATTAAGCTTACTAGGCATTTGTTTTACCCTAGTTACTTGGTCTCTCATATATTCATACTCTTTACCTACTCCCAAATTAGGATTAGCTATTTGCCACATCTCAGGGTTTTGCCAATCGTCCTCACATTCTTTGTCTAAGGTATATATAATGCCGAACTTATTATCTAATTCTATTTGCCCCTCTAGGATTCTTATTAGGTGTTGTCGTTCGTCCCAACAGACACTTGTTCTATTATGCCCTGCAGTTGTAATAGCTATAATATGATAATTACGCCTAGCACCGAAAGCGTCCTCAAAAACATCCCATAAGTCTCTTTTGACCCAAGCGTGTAGCTCGTCTGCGTATACTGCTAATGGGTTTAGTCCGTCTAATCGTTTAGAATCACTTCCTAGTGGTTTTACAAATGAAGTTCTATTAGTACCCTTTACATACATAATGTTAGAACCTCCTAAAACTTGAAATATATTTTTGAGTTCTTCAGACTGTTTAACATAAGCTACGCAGTCATTGTATAATAGTTTAGCTTGGTCCTCTTTAGTAGCTACACAATATACTTCAGCCCCTGACTTACTAGCTATAGCTGAATCGTAACAAGCCCCTGCACCTGCCATAGTAGTTTTACCATTCTTTCTAGGTATTTCTATATATGCAGTCTTATATCTCCAATGCCCTTCAAGGTCTACCCATCCATATAAAGAACCGTAAACGAATTTTTGCCAAGGTTCTAAATCAAAACATTGCCCTACCTTTTCGCCTTTGTAGTGTTTTAAATACTTACAGAACCTAAAAAACTTATCAGCTTCAGCTATATCGAATCTATATTTCCATTCTTTTTTTAAGTCATTAATATGACGCTGACAAGCTAACTGAACATATCTATTAGCCTTTATATCTCCACTTAAAACTGATTCTGCGTAAGCAGTAGTATAATCAAATAAACTCATCTCTAATGTCTCTAACTACCTTCATTGCAGGTTCTTTATTTACAGGGAATAAGTTATCTCTGAGCTTATCCATTCTATTTTGTACACTCTGTAACTGATTCATTAAAGGGTTGCTATAACTACCACCTGTTTTGTCACTATATAGAACCTCACCTTGTTGAGCTAACCTAGCCCTCATTATTTTTACTTGTGAAACACATAGTGCGTATTCATTAAGCCTATCGAGTTCGTCCTCTTCAAATTTCCGTATTTTACATAGGCGAGATAGTTCGTCCTCTACTAAAGTCTCTAATATTAGTTTATTTTCCTCTTGTTCTTCCTCTAGCTTATCTCGTTTTTCAAATTTATCTAAATAGTAAAATATAGCCTTAGTATCTCCTGACTGAATCATTCTAGCTAATTCTGTTTTAGCCTTCAAAGGTAGTTTAGATTTTAACTGTTTAACTCTGTCAAGAAACTCAGGATTTTTCTTTAAATATGTATAGTAAGCTTGTCTGCTTATCCCTGCGAAACTACAAGCCTCAGAGTCACTAGCCCCTACCGAGAAAGCGTTCTCTAATTTATTGACAACTCCCTCATCAATTTTTGAGGGTCTGCCTACTTTTTTTACTATCTTAGTCATTAACTTTACACATACCACAAAAAGTGGTCTTTATTGTTTTTAATCTATTACAAAATATACTGCCTTCGGTATTATTAAAGGTCTGTTTGGTATTGAAACACTTTTTAGATACCCCACCCCCTGAGATAGCGTGCGTGTTTTTTTTATG